GGCGATGACAACGCCGATGCCAGCGATTTACTAACCTTGAGGACTCCCTGATGCTAGTACAAGCAGCCCCCGGCATTAAAGTGCCGAAGGAATTTCACCACGACCGCTATATCACTGACGCCGATCCGGTCGATGTGATTGATTCCGTCTATTACCAGCGCCGCATTACCGATGGCGACCTGATTATCGTTACCCAGGCTGCCGCTGCGCAACCGCTTAAAGCAGTTAAGGAGGCCGTGTAATGGCTAGTGCTAATATCGCCTTTGATACTATCCCATCCAGTATCCGCAAGCCGGGCAAGTATATCGAGTTCAATACCAAGCTGGCAGTTCGTACCCTGCCGGGCAATCTGCAACGGACATTGGTTGTCGGCCAGCGCATAGCCTCCGGGGCGATTCCGGCCAATACGGTGGTGGATATTTTCGACGATATTCAGGCGGCGATTTATTTCGGTTACGGCTCGATCGCGCATCTTATGTGTAAGGCGTCACTTAAAGCTAACCGCTATTTATCGTTGCAAGCCATCGCGTTGGACGATGCCGGTGCCGGTATCGCCGCAACTAAAACCGTGACTATTACTGGCCCTGCTACCAGCCAAGGCGTAATAACGGTCAATGTCGGCAACCAGTCGGTGCCGATTGCCGTCGCTGTGGGCGATACAGCCACTGAAATGGCGGCAGCATTGGCAACGCAGTTTGGGCTACAAAACGATTTGCCGATGACGGCGGCGGCTGTAGCGGGCGTACTGACGTTAACGGCTAAATGCAAAGGCACGTTGGGCAGCGCGACTAAAGTCAGCGCCACTGCGTTGGCCGGTTCAGTGCCTATTTCCGGTGTGACGGTAGCTGTTGCCGACGGCGTAGCCGGGGCGACTGATCCCACTATAGCCACAGCGTTGGCTACCGTATTCAGCGGCGGCCATAACATCATTATCAGCGCCTGGAACGACCAGACTAACCTGACCGCTTTGCGTACTCATCTGGATAGCGTATCCGGCGCTCTTGAGGAACGAGGTGCTATCGGTGTGTATGGGCATGTTGGCACATTGTCAGCAGGCACTACGTTGGCCGGGTTGATCAACTCGGGTCGGATAACCTACGCGTTGTTGCCTAACGCATTTGATAATAGCTATGAATTGGCAGCGGCGTACGGGGCTGAAATTGCGTTTGAAGAAGATCCAGCACGCCCGCTTAATACCCTGCCCTTAACCGGCATTCTGCCTAATCCAATGGCCGATCGCTTGGGCCGTACCGAGCAGGAGGTTTGCTTATATAACGGTACGACACCGTTGGAAGTTGGTCCCGGCGACAGGGTTCAGATTGTCCGTGCCGTGACTACGTATACGCTTGACCCGCAGGCTATCCCCGACATTTCATTACTGGATTTAACCACTATCCGAACGCTGGATTATGTACGCAAGGCGATTCGCGAGCGTATCAGTCTGAACTTCCCGCGCGAGAAGAAAACCGCCCGCACCAAAGGCAAAGTGCGTTCGGCGATAATCGACGTGCTGTATAAGCTGGAAGAGCTTGAAATCGTCGAAAACGTAACCGACAACTTGAGCGGAATTATCGTCGAGGACGATCTGCAAGATCCTAACAGGCTGGATGCAAAGATACCGTGCGACGTTGTTAACGGGCTGCATGTATTCGCTGGCCGCATCGACCTATTACTGTAAGGAGTAAGCAAAATGGCTTTAGAAGAATATGCAGGCTCGATCGTGATGGAAGTTGATGGGTCTGAGGTCGAGATCGAATCGCTGGATATAACGAACAAAACCGGCCGCAAACTGGTCAAGACCATGAATAAAACTGGTCGTGCGAAAGGTTTTTGCAAAGGTATCGCCGAGTTTGATCTAAAAGTAACGGCAGTAATTCCGCTTTCTGGCGATATCGACTGGGCAGGAATTGAGGGTGCAAAAATTACTATTTATCCGTTGTCATCCGGCGGCCAGCGCACTTCATATCAGGATTGCTTTACGCTGGATGTGGGAAGCAAGTACACGGTTGACGGCGAAGCCAAACGTGATTTAACCATGGCAGCACTGCGCGAGGTGAAGGAATGATTACCGTAGAAAGTAATTTAGACATCGGCATCGAGAAAGATGGCGTTTGGCATACCCGTTTTACGATGCGTCAGGCTACCGTTGCCGATGCGATCGCAGCCGTCGAAAAAGCACCGGCAGGTGCGTCGAATTTAGCGTTGCGCATTTACAAAGCTGCCGAGCAAATCGACCAAATCGGCGATATTACCGAAATCGATGGCGAGCTGCTGATGGGCTTGGCCGATGACGATATACATCCGATTTTGGAAGCGCAGGATGAGATCGAAAAAAAGCGCAAAGGCTTGAGGAACGCCTCAAGCCTTACATCGACCTTGAAGTCATCCTCAGAGGACACGGATTCGAAAATCCAAAAGGATTAACCGTAGCAAGGGCCGTCAGCATTTTGGAGACGCTGACCGGCGGACGTAAACCCGTAGGGGCGACCGGCCGGTCGCCCGCACACGGCGAAAGCCATAAAACTTACATCAATACTCGACGCAAAAAACATGGCCGGAAAAAACCTTGAATTAGCATTGTTGCTCAAGCTCAAAGATCAGATGAGCAAAGGCTTGCATGCGGCTATGCAAGGCGTGGAGAAGGATTCGAAATCCGCCGGTAAGTCATTGGCGAGTATTGCTGCGGAGACCAATAAAATACGCCCGACCGGAATTGACCGGCTAAATGCATCGCTGAAAACGGCACATAACACCGCTAAATCGATGTTATCGACATTGGCGAAGATCGGTAGCACTAGCGCCCAGGTCGGTAGTGCGGTAATGGCGGGCGGCTATGTGGCAAAAAGCGCGGCCGAGCGGCCGATGACGTATGACCGGCGGTTGGCTTTGTTGTCGAATACGGCTAATAACGATCTGGATGCGGCGGGCAGGATTGCGGCTAAACAAAAACTGGATGCAGGTATTCGCGATGCTGTTGATGTCAATAGAGGTGGCGGTGGCGGTACGCCGGAACAGGCGCTAGATGCATTAAATACGCTAGTAGGCAGTGGTGCATTCGGCGATGCCAAACAGGCTATGCCGTTACTTCCTACGGTTCAAAAAAACGCAACCGGAACAGGCGCAGATGGCAATGATTTGGCGAAAATCATGATAGCGGCCAAGCAAAATATGGACATATCCGCCAAGGATATGCCTGCGATGCTGTCTAAAGCTATTCGCGCAGGGCAAGAAGGCGGTTTCGAGTTGGCGGACATGGCTAAATGGCTGCCGCAACAAATGGCGCTTGCCGCTGCAAACGGTATGAAGGGCATGGGCGGGTTTGAATCGCTGTTAGCCGCTAACCAGATATCGCGTATCGGTGCTGGAACATCTGATGAGGCGGGGAATAACCTTGTTAACTTATTGGCTAAAATCAATAGCCAGGATACAGCCAAGGATTTTGCAAAGCAGGGTATTGATTTATCCGGGAGCTTGGCCGCTGCGCGTGGCAAGGGCGTAAACCCGCTGGAAGCATTTGTGGGGCTAGTCGAAAAAATAGGCTCTAAAGATAAGGACTATACGGCGCTGAGAAAAAAAGCCGATAGCGAAACAGGATCCGATCAAAAAGCTACGTTATCGGCGATGGCGGATATTTTGCAGCAAAAAAGCATCGGTAAGGCGGTCCAAGATCGTCAGGCATTGATGGAATTGCTGATGTTTGTCCAGCAGCGCGGAAAATATGAAGATATTAAAAGTAAGGTCGGTGCAGAAAAAGACGGCAAAGAAAGCGAGACCAGCTATCAAGTTGTAGCTAACACGCTGGACGCCAAAGCCGACCAAGTAGCCAACAAAAAAGCCTTTGCCGCGATCGACACCCTATCATCAATCGACGCTCCACTTAGAAAGTTATTGGACAAACTCAACGCAGAAGCGGAGGCACATCCGGTACTGACTACAGCCATTTATTCAACAGCGACTGCATTGGGCGTTTTGGCTGCTGCGGCCGGTGCGGGCGGATTAGTCGGGCTATTGACCGGCGGCAAGGGTAAGGTTAGGGCCCTTGAAAAAGCGGCTGAGGCGGCAGGCGGTGCAGGAGCGTTAAAAAAGGCTGCATCAGTTGCAAGAGCCGGAATTTCATACGCGGGCGAGACGCCGATGGTAGCGGAAGCTGCCGGTGGCGTTGCGGAGGCTGGCGCTGGATTGGGCTTATCAGGTTTGGCCGGTCTAGCCGCCGGTACCGGTCTTTACGCGATGATCAAGCATGCAATGCAGCCCGACCAGACCAGCATGCGGATGCCGGATAAAAATGCCAGCATCGGCCAGCGCGTCCAGGATTACTGGAATGTCGCCCCGGAAAA